GCGCGGAGCTCGAGTTCTTTCTCCTTCAGCGCGACCACCGGATCCGGCTGGCCACCGCCACCGGTCAACTGGTTCTGCAGATCACGAACTTCCTGCATGTACTGTGCAACCTTGAGCGCAACCATGCCTTCCTTCTGGATAGCAGAGACCATGCGGTCTGGGTCGGTGCCATAAGACTTGAACAGTTCGGCTTCCACATCCTCTTCGGCCTTCAAACGGACGTGATGCAGGATGTGTTTTTGCAAGGAAAGTGCTGCTTGTGGAATGCCCTGCAGCATCGGAGAAAGGCCCATGATCAGATGTGATGCAATGTGCGCATCATGCTGCTGACCAGCGAAGGCTTTCAGTTCCATCATGTCCAGTATGTCCGCATTCTCCTGTGCCGGGTCCTTCGGCATCTGGGAGTTCTGCGGACGCAGGATTCCGTCGATGTCACGGACGTTCAGCGCGGCATAGACACGGTAGTATGCTTCGTACAGGTTGTGCATCTGCGGGGCACTCTGTGCCATTTGCAGCTGGGTCTGTGCAAGGGTAATGCGCTGTGCAGTAGAGAAGATGTTCGGATCCGCAACCGGCAGCACCGCCACCATGTTGTCGAAATCCTGCTTCTTGATCTTACGAGAAGCGCCCGGTACGTCGTACGGATACTCATCCGGCAGATACAACGCAAAACCATGCGCCAGCATCTCGAATTCCAGCTTCTGCGAGTAATGCAGGCGCTTGTGAATGGCTGACATAACCATCGAACCGCGTTCCAGCAGTGCAATGGTGGTGCCAACAGCCGCTTGCTGGTTGGAATCGCCCACCTGCATGTCGGCAATGCTCGCCAGACGGCGACCCGCGTCTACGGTGAAGCCCAACAACGCAAACAAGGTCTGCGAAGGCTCCTTGTACGGCATCGGCAGCAGAGATTCCTTCAGTGCAGCGCCGCCCGCGTCAATATCACGCCATTCGCCCGGCTGGATCGGGTCATCATCTGCTGAAATACGCGCACCCTTGGCCTTGAAGCCTGCAGGGAGGTTCGCGAGCGTGCCTGCATCCAACAACTGGCGCAGAGACGCGGTTGCAGCCTTAGAAAGACCACCAATCAGGTGTACAAAGCCCAAACCATACGCGCCGGGGCCTTCCACCAGCACATAATGGACGAAATATTCGATCCGGTTCTTCAGTTTGTCGTCTTCACGCCAGTTACGACGGATTCCGACCACTTTTCCGGTGCTTTCTTCAACTGTTACGACGTACGGCAATTTAATTCCGGTGTAACTGCCGTCTTCATCGCGATCTTCAAAGCCCGGAAGGTCCAAATCAACGTGGAATTCCAGCAAAAACACCTCATCGGTGTTCGCCGGCGGGTTCAGACCGACAACACGGTCGATTCCGTCCTGAATATCGCTGATTCCAAGGCTCGGATCCGCCTCTGGAACGTAATAATCAAGGTATTCACCCGCCCAAACGCGCTTTTTGAACTCGTTTTCGTACATCGCAATGCGATGCGTCATGCGCGGGCATTGGGAAAGTACGCTAGAACCGGTGTACGGGATGTAAAAATCGTCGGCCAAGACCAATTTGGACACCATCCGGCCCAAAGTCTGGTCGTGATAGACCTTCTTGAACACCGAACCGCCATAACCAAGATAGAACAAGGCCTGATCCATCTCCGGAGTGAACTCCGACATGACGGTGGTGATCTGGTAGTTCATGAAATCCTGAACACGGGCGGCTTGTTGCGCCTTGTCCAGCGTTTCTTTGCCCACGACCTGCGTGCGGACAGGGCCGCCTGCTGGCATCAGTTCCTTAAACGCCTGCGACTGGAACTGCACAATGGATTCGGTCAGCATCGGATGGACCGCACCTGACGCGCCACGGAATGGGCGGGTGCGTTCTTCCATCTTCAAGCCCAACAGATCAAGGCCCTTGGTGTACTGGCTTTCCCAATCTTCGCGAGACGCCTTGTCTTGCTCGAACAGGTCCAGCAAGTCCATGGCAATGACACCCGCTTCATCGGGGTCTACCACGTCTGCAAGGTTGGCGTAGAAATCGACGTCGTTTTCTGACTCACCGATCTCGACCACGGCGCTGCCGTCGTCTTCCAACAGGATCTCGACCTCCGGTTCCTCGATGTCGTTTACGATCAGCTCGAGTGCCGGGGCTTGGTTGACTGCTTTATCTACTGGCATACGTTATGCACCGTCTGGGGTTCCACCGATAGGATCTGGGTTCACTACTTTACGCCCTTGCGGAGTAAATGTCTGCACTCCTGCGCGTTGTAATGCCTCGTCCACTTCCTTCTTCGACAGAGCTGGGAATAGGTCGTATTTGCTGCCGAGGTTAAGTTCTGTACGGTAGTTATGCAACATCCCTAACTTATCCAGCAGGCCCATGCCGAACCGCTGCGCGCCGTAGAGATCACGGACCTTGGTCGGATCGGTCATGTTGAAGTCGTAATAATCGGTGAGGTACACGTTACCTTTCTCGTCGGTTTTCAATGTACCACCGCCAATGGATTTGATCGCGTCGTTCACGAGGCTCAATTCGTCCGCCGCGGTCATCTTGCTCCGGGATTCCCGATCACTGACCACGCCACGCGCGGATCGTCCAGACGGCAACGCTGGGTAATGCTCATAGTCCACGCCTGCCGTAGGTTTGTCGCCCATAACCGCACGAATTGCTGCGCTGCGGAAAACAGGCAACAAATCCGGGCGATAATCTTCGTTGGTCTTTACGTCGATGTTCCGACGGAACAGCGCGTCGTACACGTTTTCGTACTTCTGCTCTTTGCTTTCGTCTTGCAAATACTGGCCACGCGTACGTTCCGCGTCCTGTACTGCTTTGTCTTCCGTAAGTAGTTCGCGGATGAAGTCGTCAGTGCTTACTTCGCCGCCGTTGGCATACTGGTCAGGTTCTAGTACGCCGCCCCTAAAGTAGTCTTCATCAACGGTACTAGGTTGAGCGACCATGTACAGGAAGCCGTCGTCTTTGTAGCGGTCTTTTAGTTCATCAAAGGATGCTCTAGGGTAATCCTGACTACGCATTCCTACGTCATACATGGCCTTCAGAGAACCTACGGACCCTACCATGGCCCCTGCATTCGGGTATTTTGCAAGCGCGTTCTGTAGCAATTCTTTGCCGTAGCCTTGATTGCGCTTGTCTTCTTTGACAATAAAGTTGTCAATCAACGGCCTGTTATCGCGTTGGTTCTTTACGTCTGTGTAAACCTTTAACGATCCGTATTCTGAGCGAATGGTGTCTACAGCCTGATTCCAATACGCGCCGTATTCGCCCGGTTTTACCGGATGCTCAATCGAGAAGTCCCCTGACTCGGCCTTCAGCGTATCAAACCGGACATCCGGGTTCTCGCCCCAACGAACCTTCTCGTCGATGATACGGACAGGCATCGTCGTATAGCCAAGCTCTTTCATGCGACGAGCGCGGTTACGACCTTCATGCCCGACGACCTGCTCACCCTCCGTGCTCAAGTGCGGGATCTGATTAAACTGGTCAACGTCCTTTAACCTAGCTTCCTTCTGTGCATCCTTACCTTCTTCTGCCAAGTTTAGGAAGTCGTCAATGTTCATTTCGACAACCACTTCGCGGGACTTCTCGCGAGAATCGTTTTCAGCGTCTTGAATAGCTTGTTGAGTAAACGCGTCTAGCGCGTTTCTAGCCGTCGCATTCTCGGCGATGAACTGGTCCGTGGTTCTAGGTGCAGGCTTGTTGATCGCCGAAACGTCATACCCACGGCCTTCCGTACGATCGACGGGGTATGCCCCCATCTTCTTCCAAAAACCTTTTGCCTTTGGCTCAATGTCATGGATGTACAGTTTGTCGCCTACAAAGTCGGAAGCAAGCAAAGCCTCGATCACACGACGGCCCATGCCTTGTTTCTTCTTGCCACGATCCATTTCAATGTTCACCAAACCATTAACCTTGCCCGTACCATCTTCTACAAAGAGGTCGACATAACCCATCTGGTATTTAGGTAGGTCTTCTCTGCCCGCCCCTTCTGCGCGGAGCTTGGCTAGGTCATGGATCGTGTACCGGAGACGCATTTCATTAGCCATCGAAGACCCTGAACGCATTCCACCCATGAGCGCAATATCATCATTGGCTAACTGCTCAAGGCCCCAGCCAAGATCAACACGTTCTAACGGGGCGGCTGCGGGCTTTTCTTTATCCGTAGTGTCCGAAGGCTCCCCCATCCGCATAATGAAATCATCCACACTCTGAGGCTGCGGCTCTGCGCCCGGCATTGCGGTCGGGAGCTTCTCTGCTTCAGGGAAACTAGAGGGGGACGTGTCCACAGTGGTCGGCTCAAAGCCCGGAGTCGGAGGCAACGCCGTAGCAGGCAGGCTGCCACTGGTCTTGCCAATGGTCTCCAACAACTTGCGCGCCTTTTCCATCTCACCCGCGTCCGGGGCAATGGTGCCTGTGCCGTCAGCAACGCCGCGTGATTCTTGGACCGTGGGCCGTTGTCCAGCTGCCGCAAGAAACGGAACTAGATACTGACCCGCAGCAAGCGGTGCTACGGTGCGCTGATACCAATCCGCGATTCCCGCGTCGATGTTACGACTGATGATCGGACGATCACCCGAGGTGTCTACTTGATCCGGTGTTACTGCGGCAGGAGGAGCTGCCAAGGCCGCCGCGTTCTGTGTCGCTAATCCCAGACCCCCGGCAAAGAACTTCTGGGGAAACATCTTGTTGAACGCTTGGCGGGATACCGAACCACCGTCCGCGAAACGGTCTTTTTTATATCCTTCCAGCCACGAAAGGAGTGAGGTATTTTCCGGGAAAACGGGGACGAAAGGTGTCGAAGGAGTAGAAAGCGGTCTTGTAAACAACCCTGAAAGGGGTAGCGTCGTGCCCATGTTTGTTGTAGGGGGCGTAGAAAAGCCAGCATCACGGTA